TGCGCCGCCATTGCCGAGAATGAACCATGGCTGCGCAAGGGGAAGCACCAGAATGCCTGAACCGCCCTGGTTGTTCCAATCCATGGCGAATAGATTATTGCCGGGATCGGCGGTAAGCGTTGCCTGCGTCGTCGCATAAGTCGAGTTCAACTGAGACGCCGCGGTCGTATAGTTTGGATTGTTGTAAGCGAGCGTAATCGCGGTTCCTGATCCCGTCGCATTGGTCGTAGGCCGGGTCCATCGCGTACGATAGCCGTTCGAAGAGGTATTCGAGCCTCCCCACGAGATTTGCGTTATCCGAGCGAAGACGCCAGTGGTTGCCTGCGCGTCAAGAGTGAAGTTGTCATTGGTCGTTGACGGGGTGAAAGCGCCATTGCCGCCATTAAAAGAAGGCATCGTCTAGACTCCTAGTTTGGCGTTCTGTTCACGCCGATAGATTTCGTCGATACTTCGTTGAATCCACAAATGATGCGGCCATGTGCGGACGTGCGCGGGATTGGTATGACCATGCATAGAAGTTGCCAAGCCACACTCAGGGCAAAGATAGCCGTCGCAGGCATGACATCTCGCCCGTAACGCGATTCCGATTTTCGGCTTTTCTACATCTCTGCGCTGGATCGCCGCAAAGCAGTGAACACAGCCGAGCACGTCATCTTCGACTTTGACGCCACCGCTTTCGCGGTTATCACTGCAAAAGAAGCCGCTCCCATCGGTGTGGAGAAATTTCATCTAGTCGGTCTCTGTGGCCGCTCAGCGGGCGTCTGAGCGTTTGTCGAAGACTCATCGAACACCAGCCGCAAGCCGTCCTTGGTCCGTTGAGTACCTATCGGCTTGCGCTGGTTGGCAAGCTTACCCAGCACTTCGATCAGCGCCGGCATATGATCAGGCTTTGGAGCATGCACTTTCTCGGAAAGATCGGAAACGACATGTTGGATTTCAGCGATTGAATGGGCGTGATCGTGCGCGTCGCCGGGCGATCCCTCACCATTCGCCTTGGGCTGTGCTTGTGCAGCCGCCGGTGCAAGCGGCGGTCCTGAGCGCTTGTCGAAGGACATCGCAAGCTCATGCTCACGCTTGCTGCGTTCCTCGTCGCGCGGAATCTGGGCGAGCGCAGCTTCATGCTGCCGTGTCGCGAGTTCATTGCCCTGCTGCTTTGCGATATTCGCTTGCCTCTGTTCGTCGAGCGCCTCTCGCGCTGTCTGCGCATCGGCGTGCCCGCCATGCGTCAGTTTCTGATGCGCCAAATCCATCTCGCGCAGCTTAAGATCGTGGCCTCGGGCCGCGATTTCGTTTGCGCGCGCCGTTTCGATGTTTCCCTGCCTCTGCTCATCGAGCGTTTCCCGTGCCGTCTGTTCGTCCATGGCGTTACCATGCGTCAATTTATGATCTTCCAGATCGATCCTGCGCTGCTCAAGCTGGCGGCTTGCCGCGTCGGTCTGCGCTCCGTGCCTCATCTTCTCGCGCTCAAACGCGATCCTCTCCAGTTCGGCATCATGGCCCCGCGACGCGACTTCGGTCTTGCGAGCATCCTCGATGTTCTTCTGCGTCTGCTCGGCCAACGCCACGTCGCTTTGCTCCGCCCCCTTGATGGCCGAGTGCCGCAGGTCGAGGTTCTGGAACTGAAGCGTGCCCTTATCGACCTCGTGGCCGACCTTGATGGCCTCTAGCTGTAGAGTCAGGGATGCATTCCGCACCTGCTCGGCGCGAATCTGGTCTTGCAATTGCGTGATCTCTGGCATCGCCTGAGCCTCGAACATGAATTTCGCCTTCTCGAACTGCAATTGCGCGTCGGCGAGTTCATTCTTGCGTGCGAGTTCGATATTGGCCTGTTGCTGCTCCGCTGCCTTTTTCTGTTCGAGCGCCATAGCCTGCTGTTGCTCAGGCGTCGGCGGTTGCGGAGGCGGCGGTGGGGGCGGCGGCTCGCCGGATTCGGCGGCTTCCTTTTGCTGAATCATGGGTGGCAGCATGAACTTCATGCGGTCGGAGATTTTGTCAGCGAGCGGCCAGTCCTGCGCCTTTACGAACAAGTCAGAGAATAGCATTGCCCCCTGCGGCCCAAGAGTCCGCATCATTTCAGTCATACCATCGCGCGCTTCCTCGCGTTTGGTCGAATAGCTCGCCCCCATCTCGACCGCGACCTGGTAGGCGCCGACCGTAACGTCGTTGAGCCCGATGCCAGGTCCTGAGCCTTCCGCATTGAGACCGGGCTGATTGATCGGCAATTGGTCGATCTTACCGTCTTCGCCAGCGATCTGAATCGTTCGCTTGGTGTCATAAATCTGCGGGACCATGTTGACGATGATCTGCCCCGTGCGTTGGAGGGCGCCTGCGAAATTGGAAACGTACACGAACGTTCCGGTATCGCCTTCGTTCTGCCGGGCGCGGATCGCAGTGCCCGAGGTCTCGTTAGATTTGGCGCCAAGCGCGGCCGGATAAATACCGGTCGTGGCATTCATGGCACCTTGCATCTCGACCAGCAGGCCATCGAGGCTTTGCGTGTTGACCGACGCGTTATTGCGGTCGGGACGCTGCACCCCAGGCACATTGGTGTAGCGCAAATAGGGGTGATTGCGCCGGTTGGCCGTCTCCCACTCGTCCTGATATTTCTCGAACTGCTCGTTCGTACCAATCCATGGCGATTTCGGCGCTAACGCAATCAATTCCGTCTTAGTCGAAATACCGTAGTTGTAGATGCGCTGCACATCACGCAGCCCGCGCACGACACCGCGACGGATCGTGGCGCGGCCGATCTGCACCTCTTCGCCAATCAGCGGCACGATCGGAATGTCGGGACCAGGCCATTTCTCCGGCCCTTCGATAATCTCATTTGCCGTGACCAGCGCGCGCCATACACAATGGCCGTCCCGTGGCTCAAGTTGCGCGCCAGCTATCTGCGCCAGCTTCTGCGCGTCTTCATCATCAGTGACATCGTCAATCGCTCCGTCGGGATAGAGCGCGAGCAGCTTTTCTTCCGGATCGATATAGAACCACTCGGAGACCCGCACGTGATCATCGGAAAGCCAGGCCGTGAAGGCTGCCGCTGTTTGCGGCGATAGCACATCGGGTGTGGCGTCGGGATAGAGCCGTTCGAACTTGCGCCGCGCCATGTCAACCGGCACAAAGCAATACTGTGCATCGGAGCGATCCAGCATCACCGCGTCGGGGTCCCATACCACGGCGACGCCGTCGGGAATCGGATCAATGCGAATCTCTTGAGCGAAGGTGTTCTGGCTGGCATATTCATGGCCGACGCGCCAATGGCCGATGCCGCAGCCGGCTTGCTGATCAGCGGCCGCGAAATAGATATGCTGCGCTTTCGACCGCTGTTCGATATAGCGGATCATGCCCGGCAACACATCAGCCGCGACCTCTTTCGAGGCTCTGTCATCGATCGGCACGACCTTGATGGCAGGCTTCATCTGCCGCATGTCGCCGGTGACTTGCCGGACGAATTGCGGGGATTGATTGACGATCAGCGCCGGGCGGCCCTCGTCGGTGCGCTCCGTCAACGCATCAGCGTCCCAATGTTCAGTCTTGTCATCGCCAATCAGGCGCAGGTCGCGATAGGCTTCCTCTTGATTGTCGCGATCCTTGTTCCAGCCGGCTTGATATTCTTCCTTGAAGCGTTCGACGAGTTTATCGCGCTGGGTTTCGGTGAGGACGGCCTTCGCGGTTTTCTTTGCCTGCGCGCCATTCGCCGTGCCGAGTGCCCCGAGCGGCTTGCCATTTACGCTGGCGCCGCCGGACGCGTCCGGCTCGGCGTCTGGTTCCGGCTTGTCGGCAAGAAAATATGCGCGCCGCCGCCCGTTATAACCGTTCATGGCGGCGGCATTGCCGTTTCGCTTTGCCATATGCGGTCACATCCCGAGATCGGACAACGGCACATATCCCGCCGCATTGCGCTTGGCCTTGGCCTTCACTCGCCGCGTTCCATTCATTGACGTTGACGCCTTGCGCTTCGAGCTTATCGCGATTGGCATTGAAATAGGCTTGTTGCGCCTGGGACTTGTAGGGCATCAGCGCGCTCTCACCGTCGCGGCGGCCTTAAGTGCAATCCTGATGCGCTCGCGGGTTTCTCTATAGGCGCTTGGATATGCTTGGCGCCATTCCGCAATCTGCGGCCAGCGCTCGCGCACGTAGGCATCAGTGGCGGCGTCGAGTTCAGCGTCGGGGATGTCAGGCGGCGCCACAGATATCCTCCGGCCATTCGGATCGAAGGCGAGGAAGGATGCGGACGCCTTCAAACGGCTGATCGGACACCGCACAGCCATCCGCGCGCGCCTTAGTCGCAGCAGCAAGGTTAACTTCGCACTGCCAGAAAAAGTCTCCGACTATATCGTACATTCTGACGTACATCGTCAGCCTCCCATCCAACTGCCGCGACCACTAGGCCGCTTGCGGGGCATGGCTTCTGGCGGCACCGGCTCGGCGAAGGTGAGCGCCACCGCATCCCATTCGTCAGGCGAGCGCACGCCGCGGTGTCGCATGTGTTCCTTGCTCTCGATCAGCAACCGCTGTTGCATGTCGTAGGTATACGTCGGCGCGCATGCATCGGCTTGGAGCGTGTCCGAATCGGGCACGTCGGCATCTCCGGGTTCCTCAAGCCAATCGCGCGAGCGTAGCCACATTTCGGCGCGGCGGTTGCG